CACCCAGGCCGCTCCGACGCAGCCTGGGGCCATCCAGCCCGCGCCGCAGCCCGCTGCACTGCAGGCCCCGGCCTCGTGGTCGCCGAGCGCCCGGGAACACTGGAAGGCGATGAACCCGGAGGTCCAGAAGGAGGTCGCCCGGCGCGAGTCGGAGATGCAGCGGTTCGTCAACGAGGTGGCACCAGCCCGCCAGCTTGGCGAGCGGTTCTTCCAGGCCGTGCAGCCCTTCATGCCGATCATCCAGGCCGAGGGGGTCGACCCGCTGACGGCCGTGACCAACCTGATGAACGTCACCCGGACGCTGCGTACCGGCACCCAGTACGAGAAGGCCAACACCCTGGCGCAGATCGTCAAGGTCTACGGGGTCGACATCCAGGCGCTCGACTCGGCCCTGGCGGGCCAGCCGATGCCCCAGGGCGTCCAGCAGCAGGGGCCGGACGTGAATGCTGCGGTGCAGCAGGCCCTGGCCCCGCTGTATCAGGCCGCGCGGCAGCGCCAGGACCAGATCGTGCAGCAGGCCGATGGCGAGGCCCGCACCGAGCTTGAGGCGTTCGCGGCCGACCCGGCCAACGAATTCTTCCAAGACCTCCGGCAGGAGATGGCCGACATCATCGAGCTTGCCGACAAGCGTGGCCGCTCGGTGAGCATCGCCGAGGCCTACCGGCAGGCAGCGATGTTGCACCCGGAGGTTTCCAAGGTTATGCTCGCACGGCAGCAGGGTGTGAATGCCCGGCAACTGACCCAGAACGCCCAGCGGGCGAAGTCCGCAGCGGTCAGCGTCAGGGGCACCGCTCCTGTTGGCAATCCGACACCGCACGAACCAACCTCGATCCGCGAAAGCATCGAGGCGGCCATCGAGGCGCATTCGGGGTACTGAGGTCCGAGAACCGGGCCCGGGCGATAGTCGAACCGGAGGGATAGACCGGCCATCGACACCCCAGGCTGGCGGCCATCGAAGGACTTCGGATGAATAGGTCCGCGTGTAAACGCGGGTTACATACTTCATTCGGAGGCCAAGATGGCATTTCCAAACGTCTCGGACATCGTCGCCACGACGATCCAGTCACGCACCCGCAAGATCGCGGACAACGTGACCAAGAACAACGCCCTGTACATGCGGCTCGACGAACGCGGCAACCGCAAGACGTTCAGCGGCGGCAACGTCATCTACCAAGAGCTTTCCTTCGCCCAGAACGCGAACGGCGGCTGGTACTCGGGATACGACCTCCTGCCGGTGGCAGCGAGCGACGTGATCTCGGCGGCTGAATTCAACATCAAGCAACTCGCCTGTCCCGTCACGATGTCGGGCCTGGAGCAAATCCAGAACGCCGGCAAGGAGCAGATGATCGACCTGCTGGAGGCGCGTATCAACGTCTCCGAGTCGACGATGGCGAACCTGATGGCCGAGGGCATCTACAGCGACGGCACCACCTACGGTGGCAAGTCGCTGACCGGCCTCGGGGCTGCGGTGCCGGCGCTCGCGCCAGCCTCGCAGACCACGGCCTACGGTGGCATCGTCGGCTCGACGTGGACGTTCTGGACCTCCAAGTACACGCTGACGGCGGTGCAGACGGCGGCCAACATCCAGGGCTTTATGAACACGATGTGGGCGAGTCTCGTGCGCGGCACCGACCGGCCCGACCTGCTCGTGCAGGACAACGTGGCCTGGGGTGTCTACATGGCCTCGCTGCAGGCACAGCAGCGGTTCACGTCGCCGGCAGTCGGTAACCTGGGGTTCCCATCCATCAAATTCATGGATGCGGACGTGGTTCTGGATGGTGGTATCGGGGGCTTCAACACCGCCAACACCACGTTCTTCCTGAACACCAAGTACCTGTTCCTTCGCCCGCACACGGCCCGCGACATGGTCGCCCTGGACCCCAACAAGCGGTACGCCGTCAACCAAGATGCCGAAGTCAGCATCCTGGCCTGGGCCGGCAACCTGACCTGCAGCGGCAGGCAGTTCCAGGGTCGGCTGGTCGGCGGCTGATCGGTTTCCTTGTCAAGTATTGCCGGGGCTTCGGCCCCGGCCTTTTTCAGCTTCAGGAGACACCTCCAATGACCACGACTCCCGCACTCATCGTCACCGGCAACGGCCTCGATATCGACAACAGCCTGCCCGGTGGTCGCCCCGGCCGCCCCGACCAGGGCCTGCCCGGTGGACGCCCCGGCCGCCCCGACAACGCCCTGCCCCCGCTGGTCGGCAAGTGGCCGCCCCCGGTGACCACATGGCCGCCGATCCCGCCGATCAGCATCGACATCGACCCGGACGTGGGCATCTCGCTGCCCATCGTCCTGCCCGGGAGCCCCGACAACGGCCTGCCCCCGGTAGCGGTCGCCCCCGGCCACCCGGCCAACCCCATCGTCCTGCCGCCGCTGCCCGAGGGCCCTGGCGTGCTGGTGGCGCTGGTCATCCCGCTGCCCCATGCCGAGCCGAAGGCTGGCTCGCCGGGTCAACCGGCGCTGCTCTGGTACGGCCCGGGCACGGTCCCGGTGGTGGCGTACATCGCCCCGATGGCGGCACCGAAGTAAGAGCCCCAGGCTTCAGGAGAACCACATGCCCGCAGGACTTTCAGGTGCCACCTCGACGCAGAATCTGGCGAATCCGAGTACCGGCAACTTCACCATCTTCGATCTGCTCTCCGGTCCCAAGGGCTCGCCCAAGGACCGCGATGTCGACGTGCCCTACCTGGGCAGCCCTGCAGGCACCGGCTTCGCGGCCAGCGGGGAAGCATCGACAGGGGCCCTCAGTACCGGGATCGGGTTCGGTTCGCCGCCCGTGATCGGGCTGACCGCCCCTGCCTCCATTGTGCTGGCAGGCTTCAACGACGACTACACCCCAGGCGTCACCATGCCGGACGGCACGGCCTCGGCCAACAGCAAGCTGATGTACATCGGCGGCGGACGCAGCAACAACGACGCCAACGGCACGGCCAACCCGTACACCGCAGGCTTCGGCATCGGTGCTGCGGGCCAGGGCGGCAGCCGCGATGCCGGCGCAGGACCGGCCTACACGGGCTTCGTGATGAAGATGGTCACGGCAGCGGCCGGGGTCGCCACTGGTGGCGTGGTCGAGACTGGCTACAGCAACCGCTCGGGCGTTGCCCTGGTCACGGGTCAGTCGGTGTTCGGCTCCTTCGGAACCGCCAGCGCCGCACCGAGCTAAGGCAAGCACGCCATGCTGATCGCAGGCGTGCTGAAGTTCGACCCGCAGGGCCGGATCATCCTGTCGGCCGGGCCGCCGCTCGACTTCAACGGGGGCACCCCCGTTGGGGCCGATGGCGGCCTTGCTGCAGCCGCAGGGGCCAACCCCAACCTCTACTTCGCGGCCATCGGCTACCTCGACGACGGGGCGATCACCGACAGTGACAACCCGCTGGTGGGGCACGGTGGCCCCATCACCAACGAGCAGGGCTCGCTACGCATCAGCCACGATCTGCCGGTCTACTGGTACGCCGGCCTGCCGCTGACGGCCGAGGGGTTCCTGTCGATCAGCGACGGCATCATCCCGCCCGTGATCGGCCCGGGAGCCTACGACCAGGGCTTCAACAACGCCTACGACAACGGGAGCCCCTGATGGCACGCAAGACAATGCTCGCCCTCCTCGCCGAGGCCGATGCGAACCTGCCCGATAACGCCACGCACCTGATCACGGCCGCTGCCGTGCGCTCGCTCATCAAGGACGTGATCGACTCGTTCGCCCCAGGCTACGGCATCGTGTCCAACGCGAACCTGACGCTGGCGGCGCTGACCGCCACGCCCCGCGTCATCCCCTACGTCACCACCCTGGCGCAGACACCCGAGTACACCATCGGCCTCGGGGCCGGGACGGTCACCCGGCTCGCCCAGGGCCTGCCGACGACAGTCAACCGCATCAGCTTCTACGCCGACATGGAGGCTGCTGCAGGCAACGAGGTCGCCTTCGCCGTCACCCGCAATGGCGTGCCGATCCCGGGGGGCGTCACGGTCAGCGGCCAGGGTGCGACCAACTTCGTCGGTGTCGCACTCAGCATCGGCACGACCAGCCCCGATGGGGCCAACTACGCCTACGCAGTGACCGCTTCCCGGGTAACCGGCGGCGGCACGCTTAACCTCATCCTCGCCAACGCCCGGCTCATCGTGGAGTCGGTCCCGACTCTCGGCATTTAAACGCTCAGGCTTCAGTGGGATGGGCCAGCCTAGATTCCCAAACATCCCGCGCACAAGGAGAACCCTCATGGCCCTCGATGCACAGCAGGTTGAAGCCCTGCAGAACAGCCAACCCCCGACCGACTGGTCGAAGTTCGACCAGACCGTCAGTGTCGACGCCCGCCAGTTCGGCAGCGCTCCTGGCGGCCTGCCCCCAGGCATGGGCCCGGGGCACGACGACAAGCTCCACGTCCACTTCTACATGAAGCCCCGCATCGACATCGAGGAGTCGACCAAGGCCAACCGGCCGATCTACAAGGATGTGGCCTTCGTCACCGTGATGATCCCCGGCGACAAGAACAACATCGTCACGGCCGAGGTCTGGGACCTCCACCGCAGGCGCTGGCCGCAGCACTGGGCGCAGTTCCTGGCTGGCGTCAAGGATCAGGTGGTCGGCACGCCGCTGAAGGTCGCACCGTTCCTGACCGAGGCGCACATCGAGGAGCTTGCCTACTTCAAGATTCGCACCATCGAGCAGTTGGCGAACCTCTCCGACACCAACATGACCTTCATGGGTGCGCGCGAGATGTCCGACGCGGCGAAGAAGTACCTGCTGACGGTCAACGGCAACGAGGCGCTGCTGGAGCGCATCAAGGCGCTGGAGGCCCAGCTTGCCCAGCCCCATGTGGCCCAGGGCGACCATGTGCTGCCGTCCGATCAGCAGCGTCAGGTCGACGAGCATCGCGGCGGCAAGTCAGTGGTGAAGAATTTCGGCAAGTAAGCCTGGGGATACAGCATGGCGACCAGCTACTCGATGACCAACTTCAGCACCTTGCAGGTGCTGATGCAGCAGGTCTGCGCCATGCTCAACCTGCCGGTGCCAACGGACCCGGCAGGCTCCAGCGACCCCAACCTCGTGCTGATGAAGACGGTGGCGAACCTCGCCAGCCTGGAGATGCTCAATGCCTACGAGTGGTCGCAACTGACCAAGGAAGGCGTGATCAACGTCAACACCGTGGTGCCCCCGGTGCCGGGTGAATCCAGCGAGATTCCCTTCGACCTCCCGGGCGATTTCTACCGCTTCATCGACCAGACCCAGTGGAATGCAGGCATGCGCTTCCCTGCGGTCGGCCCGGTGTCGCCGCAAGGCTGGATGACGTATCGCGTCTTCCCGATCAGCGCCAACTTCACGCTGACGTGGCAGGTGCGCCAGCGCCAGTTGTGGTTCCTGAATCCTCCGGCTCCTCCTGGGCAGGACTTCAAGTTCATGTACCTGTCCCAGGCCCTGGTGCAGGACGCGGACAACCCTGACCTCTACAAGAACGTCGCCACCAAGGCCGGCGACACGTTCCAGCTTGACGGCATCCTCATGGCGCTTTGCACCCGGATGAAGTGGCTGGAAGCCCGGGGCTTCGACTCATCCGCTGCCGTGCGCGATTTCCTGCTCGCCTTCGACAGCCGCATCGGTGCCGAGAAGGGAGCCAACATCCTGAACATGGCCGGCGGCCGTCACGACTACCCGTACATCGGCATCGGCAACCTGCCCGAGGCTTCGCTGTACGGGATGCGGCAGAACTAATTCCCCGTAACGAAATGGCAACGCTTCCTCCAGGCTGGGTGATCACTCCTCAGGTCGAAATCGTCCCCAATCCCAACGTGGGGACGCCGGCCGCAGGGGCCTATTTCTCCCGGCAGACCTACATCTGCACCGACGAGCATGGGCAGTACGTCTGTGCGTCCGGGGCCCAGGAGGACTGTGAGACTCAGGCTCAGTCGATGGCCCAGTGTCGCACGCAGCAGCAGCCCTACTACAACGCCCTGCCATGAGCCTGCAACCCTACCAGGGCCCACGTCGCACGACTCCCAGGCGGTCGAGCGCCACGCAGAACCATCAGGCGTACCCGTTCGGTGCGCCCCTGGGCGGCCTGGACGTGACCCAGCCGCTGCCGGGCGGCAACCCCAACACGGCGATCCGCCTGGAGAACCTCATCCCCCGCACGCTGGGCTGCCAGATGCGCCGGGGCTACATCCGCTGGCTGAGTCACCTCTCGGGCGAGGTGCGGAGCCAGATGAAGTACCAGTCGCCCACCGGCAACAACCAGCTTCTGGCCGCCACGGCCGCAGGCGATGTCTACAACGTCACCACCACGCATCCGTCGAGCTTCGTCCCGACCCCGGTGCTGGCGGTGCCCACGGGTGCGCCCATCGGCGAGTGGACCTCGCTCAACTTCACGACCAATGTCGGCACGCATGTGCTGCTGATGGTGAATCCTGGGTCTGGCTACTGGATTTACGATGGCACGACGTTTACACAGATAACGCTCGGTGCCGGGGCCAACCAGATTCTGGGCGTCAACCCCAACTTCTTCAGCTTCGTCACGGTCTACAAGAACCGGGTCTGGTTCATCGAGAAGGACACCACCAGGGCGTGGTACCTGCCCTTCGGCCAGTACGCCGGCACGGCGACCGCCTTCGACTTCGGCTCGATGCTGCCCAACGGTGGCTCGCTCCAGGCGCTCATCAACTGGACCTATGACGGGTCGAGCGGCGTTGGCGTCAACAACCAGCTTGTCATCGTTGCCAACCAGGGCGACGTGCTGGTCTACGGTGGCGACGACCCGGCCTCGGCCAGCACGTTCCAAGTGGTCGGCCGCTGGTTCATCGGCCGCGTCCCGGTCGGCAATCGGTTCTTCTCCAACTACCAGCAGGATGTAGCCCTGCTCTCCGAGCGTGGCATGTGCTTCATGTCGGAGCTTATGCGCGGCGACGGCCAGTGGGAGAACCCGAAGATCGCGTCGAACATCAACAGCGCCCTGGCGGTCGAGATCGCAAACTCGCTCGACACCCGCTACTGGGAAATCTGCTTCCTGCCGCACGAGCAGTTGCTGATGATCAACCGGGCCGAGGTCGACATCGAGAACCTGCAGTGGGTCTACGAGGTCAACAACAAGGCATTCGCCATCCTGCGCGGCTACCCGATCCTGACGGTGATCAGCTTCAACGGCAAGACCTTTGCCGGCGACCTCTCGGGCAACATCTGGCAGATGTTTGAGGGCGGCACCGATGGACAGGTCGATGCCATCTCGGGTGCCGACCTTGAGGGCATCGTCGTCACCACATTCCAGCCCCTGGGCGAGGCAGTCCGGGTCAAGCGGTTCCAGATGGTCCGGCCGAGCTTCATCTCCGATTCAGCCCCAGGCATCCAGGCGGCGCTGAACAGCGAGTGGAACCTTGAGATCGTCGGCAGCGCCCCGGCCTACCTGGGGGCCGGCTCGGGAGCCTGGGACGTGGGCCTGTGGGACGTGGCCGTCTGGTCCGGCTCGGGCCAGAGCTACGAGGCCTGGACCGGGGCCACCGGCACCGGCCGCTACGCCGCCCTGGCGATGAAGGTCCGCGCCTCGGCCGACACGCTGTTCGTCGGCTGGCAGGCGCTTGTGGAGCCTGGGGGTGTACTGTGAGCATCGCCACCCAGCCGCAGAACGCCCTGGTGTACTGGCTATGCAGCCGGATCGGCCTCGTGCCCTCGGCGAACATCCGCTGCATCGGCTCGATCTCCGACCGCGATCCGAGTGTCCTCAGGGGCGTGGTGGGCTACGACAGCTACAACGAGGCATCCTGCGTGATGCACATGGCCGGCGATCCCGGCTGGCTCGACAAGCGGCTGCTGCACGCGGCGTTCGACTATCCGTTCAACGTCATGGGCTGCAATCAGGTCCTGGCCTTCGTCCCGAGCGACAATCTCGTCGCGCTCGACATCAATCGTCGCCTGGGCTTTTCGCTCGTGGTCGAGCTTGACGGGGCACACCCCGATGGCTCGTTGTTCCTGCTGCGGATGCGCCGCGAGGAATGCAAGTGGCTCGCGCCACGGAGGACCCACTGATGGGCAAGAAGTCAGGACCCCCGCCGCCGCCCGACTACTCGGCGATGGCCGAGAAGACTGCGGCTTCAAGTCAGGAAGCGCAGACCCGTGCCGACTGGGCCAACCGGCCGGACCAGATCACTCCCTTCGGGACGCAGAAGTGGGACTCGTCGTCGATGATCGACCCGGCGACCGGGAAGACCGTCACCAAGTGGACGCAGAACACCACGCTCGACCCGCAGATGCAGGCTGCGCTCGACTCGCAGCAGGCGGTCGACCTCGGCAAGAGCCAGCTTGCCCAGGCCCAGATCGGCCGTGCCGGCGAGGCGATGGCGAACCCGTTCGACTGGAACAACCTCGCCGCCAAGGGCCAGAGTGTCCAGGCCGGGGCCCTCGATCCCAGCCAGTTTCAGACCCAGGGTGCAGGCCAGGGCATCCTGGGTGGCATCCAGGGTGCCGGCCAGGGCATCCCCACGGCCAACAACCAGACGTTCAACCAAGTCCTGCAGGCGAACCTGCAGCGCATGGCCCCGCAGAACGCCCAGGCGCAGTCGGCCCTGGAGGGCAAGCTCCAGAACATGGGGCTCACCCGGGGCAGTGAAGCCTGGAACCGCGAGTCGCAGAACCTCGCTGATCAGCAGTCGCGCCAGTCATACGACGCGATGAACGCGGCCTCGGGCATGCAGGCCAACGAATTCAACATGGCCCTGCAGGGCCAGCAGGCCGGCTTCAACCAGAACCTGCAGGCCGGGCAATTCCAGAACGCGGCACAAGCCCAGGGCTTCGGTCAGGGGCTGGCGGCCAACCAGCAGAATTTCGGGATGATGTCGGGCGCGGGCCAGCAGAATTTCCAGCAGGCCCTGCAGGCCAGCCAGTACCAGAACACGCTGCGCCAGCAGGACATCGCCGAGCAGACGCAGCAGCGGCAGATGCCGCTCAACGAGATGAACGCCCTGCTCACTGGAGCCCAGGTGTCCATGCCCAACATGCCCAACTTCAACCCCTCGACGAGCGCAGGCGGGGCCAACTACTCCCAGGCAGCGCAGAACCAGTACAGCGCCGGCATGGACGCCTACAACGCGAAGCAGCAGGCCAACCAAAGCCTCATGTCCGGTATCGGCTCGGTGGCCGGCATCGCGGCGATGGCGATTTAACAGGAGATCGAGATGGACCCGCAGAACGAGCAGATGCTCCTCAACTACATGATGCAGCAGGGCGGCAACAACGCTGCTGATCAAAGCATCGCACGCAAACAGGCGCTCGTAAACCAACTGCGCCAAACATCGCAGATGCCCGACATGATCCAGGGCGGCGGCGCTCGCACGGTGCGCGCAGCCAGCCCCCTGTCGGCCATCGGCAACATCGCCGGCAACGTGATGGCGGGCATCGGCCAGCGCGACGTGAACACCCAGCAGGCGAACGTGATGGGCGACCGGCGCTCGCAGCTTGCCGACCTCGCCGAGCAGCAGCGGCAGGCCCAGCAGAATGCGCTGCCGCTGCAGCAGCGTGTCGGCTACCAGCCGCCCCCGGTGACCCCCGACCCCTACCTGCAGCCGCAGGCCGGCATGGGTGGCCCGACCTGAGGAGGTCCCATGTACGAGGACGCCATCGACTCGATCCTGGGCGACCTGCAGCCCGGCTACACCCCCGGCGCGGCGCGTGTAAACGCCCTGCGCGGGAACGAGCCGGGCTCGTTCGCCACGGGTGCCGGCGGCATGCCCGGCGGCCCGAGCCCGATGGCCCCCGTGGCTCCGATGCCCCAGATGCCGCCGCCGCAGCAGCCGCCGCCCCAGCCGATGCCGCCAGGACCGCCCAGGACGGCCCTGCCGCAGGCGATGGCCGCTCGCCCTGGTGCTACCCCTCCCGCGCCGATTGGAGCGCCTGGAGGGCCGTCTAGCCCTGTTCCTGTGCCCCAGGGCCCGGGCGACCCGCTGGCGGCCGACTACGCCAACATCCAGCAGCGCGAGCAGCAGGCGATGGCCGAGCAGCAGCGGCTGATGCAGCCGCCGGATCGGTCGGCGATGGAGGAGATGTACAAGCGCCAGTCGAATGCCGGGGCGAACAAGCTCACCCTGGCCCTGGCTGCCCAGCAGGCCGGGGCGGGCTACGAGCCCTTCCAGGCCCAGGCGCTGAAGCAGTACGCCGAGTCGCAGGCCCCGCTGAAGACCGTGGGCGGCACGATGACCGACCAGGGCTTCATGGAGGACCCGGCCTACGGCCAGGAACTGAAGCTCAAGCAGATCGAGGCGCGGATCACGGCCCTGCAGAAGGCCCGCGAGGGCAACCTGACGCTGCAGGAGCATCGCCGCCTGGGCCTGCTGACCGAGCAGGAGAAGGCCCGCCACGACGAGACACTCCGCGTCATTGCCGGCATGAAGGAGGGCGGGGCCAACGCGGCCGGGACGTGGACCCCTGTCGGGACCGACCCGACCACGCAAGCCCCAGTCTTCCACAACGGCAAGACCAACCAGTTGTCGACCATCAACGCCCAGGGCCAGCAGGTCCCCTATGCGGCCGGGGCCTACGGCCCGAAGCTCAGTGCCGGCGGTGCGGGCAACAAGGGCGGACAGGTCGACCCGCAGCACCTGATCGACCTCGTCGGCGAGGCGCGCGGCTACCTGAAGAACGCCACGGGCTCGGGCATGGGTGCCAAGGTCGACGCCGCCGCCAACTTCTTCGGGGCCTCGACCAAGGGTGCCGAGGCGACCGCCAAGCTCAACACCGTGGGCGGTGCGCTCGTGATGGCCCAGCCCCGGATGGAGGGCCCGCAGTCCGACAAGGACGTGGCCCTCTACAAGGCGATGGCCGGCAACGTCGCCGACAGCAGCCTGCCGATCCAGCAGCGCGCGGCGGCGCTCGACGCCATCGAGCAGCTTGCCAGGAAGTACCAGACCGGCGAATTCGCCAACCCCAACCGCCGGGTCCAGGGCAGCCCGATCCCGGGCGCAGGCGCTGCACCCCAGGGTGGCGCACAGCAGCCTGGGGCTCCTGTGCGTGTAAACAGCGCCCTGGAGGCGTCCCGGCTGCCCTCGGGCACGCCGTTCATCACCCCTGACGGCCAGCGCCGGGTGCGCGAATGAACATCGCCAACGGCAACGAGTGGGACGCCATCTCAAAGCCTGCGTCTGCAGGCGAGTGGGATGCCATCTCCAAGCCGGCTGGCCGCCGCGCCACCGACCCGGAGGAGGCCGCCCGCAGGATCGCGGCCGACCGCGAGCTTTACTCCCCCGACAAAGGCATGAGCGGCCTGGAGAAATTCACGGTCGGTGCCGGTGCCGAGGCGGCCAAGGCGTGGCAGGGGCTGAAGGGTTTGGTCGGGGCCGACACGTCCAAGGACGAGGAGGACGCGGCCCTCTACCAGAAGTACCGCCCCGAGGGCTGGCAGACGACCGCTGGCGAGATCGCGGGCGGCATCGGTGCCCAGGCACCCCTGGCGCTGATCCCCGGCGGTGCGCTCGCCCAGATCGCGGCCCAGGGTGCCGGCGCTGCAGCGATGACCCCCGGCGATCTGGCAGAGCGTGCCAAGGCCGGCGGCATCGGTGCCGCAGGCGCGGCGGGCGGACAGTTGCTGACCAAGGCCCTGGGCCGGGTCGCCAAGCCCATCGGCGACAAGGCCGTCGACACCGTCGCCCTTGAAGCTGTGGGCGTCAAGCCGACCTTCGGCCAGGGCATGGCGCAGAAGGGCACGGCCCTGGGCAAGGCCATCGGCAAGAGCGAGGAGGGTGCCCTGTCGGTGCCGCTCGCCAGTGCGCCCCTGGCGGCACGCAGGGCCGAGGGCATGGCCGACTGGCAGCGTGCGACCCGCGAGGCGGTGCTGCCGGCCGGTGCGCCGAAGGCGGCAGCCGAGTCGGTCGACACCGCCCGCAAGGCCGTCAGCGATGCCTACGAGACGGCCCTGTCCAAGGAGGGCCTGCCCTACGCCAGCGTGACCTACCAGCCCGACCTCAGGGCGCTGTCGGCCGGGCTGCCGATCTCCCAGGCCCAGCGCGATCTCGTGGACGAGACGTTCAACGCGATCCGCCTGAAGCACATGCAGAACCCGACCCCCGGGGTCCAGGCCACGGCCGCAGGCGCGCACGGCACCGAAAGCGAGATGAAGACCCTGGCTGCCCGCTACATGGGCTCCCAGGACCCGGCCCAGCAGGACCTCGGCCAGTTGTTCAACAAGGTCGCGCACGAGTACGGCCAGACGTGGCGCGGAGCCCTCCAGGGTGCAACTACCCGTAGCGAAATAGCCGCGCTCGACCGGGGCTACCCAGCCCTCAAGGCCGTGCAGCAGGCCGCCAAAACGACCGGGGCCGCCGCGAGCGAGGGGGTGCCCAGCGCCTACTCGCCGGCCGTCCTGACCAGGGCGGCCAGGACTGTAGACCGGACGCCCAACAAGAGCCAGTACATCCGGGGCGAGGCTCCGCAGCAGGAGCTTGCCCGGCTGGGCCAGACGATGCAGACCAAGCTCCCCGACTCGGGCACGGTGTCCCGGGCGCTGACCGGCATGGGGATCATGGGCGGTGCGGGCCTGAGCGGCATGTCGGTGCCGGCCATCGCCGGGGCCCTGTCGCTGGCCGGCTACGGGACCAAGACCGCGCAGGACTTCCTCATGGGCCGGCTGGCCCCCAGGGCCCAGGAGGCTATCCTGCAGGCGCTCCGCAAGGTGTCGGTGCGGGGCGGCGGCACAGTCGGTGCGGGCACGGCCCGCGCAATCGAGGACCAACAAAATGCCCCGTAACGTATCCGGCACCTACAGCCTGCCGCTGCCGCCGGTCGTCCCCAACACCGTCATCCAGGCGGCCTGGGCGAACACGACCGAGAACGACATCGCCCAGGCGATCACCGACTCGCTCGACAGGAACGGCCGGGGCGGCATGATCGCCCCGTTCCGGCTGATCGACGGCACGGTGTCCCAGCCGGCCTTCGCCTTCTCCTCGGAGACTGGCACCGGCCTGTACCGGGCCTCGGCCGGGGTCATGGGCGTGGCCGTCATGGGGGTCGAGGTCGGCCAGTGGTCATCCGCAGGCTACAGCGGCAACATCGCCGGCAACACCGAAATCACTGGTAACGCCACGGTCGACGGCACGCTCACGGTGGTCGGCGGCATCCTGGCCGAGAACGGCCTGACCGCGCTCGACGACATCGGGGTCCTTGAGAGCTTCAACGGAGACGCAGGCTTCTTCGTCACCAACAACAGCAGCGGCACCCTTGCGACCTCGATCTTCAATGCGGTCAACAGCAGCGGCCAGCGCACGCTCATCGGGACCACCAGCAGCGGCTACACGGGTCTGCCGGCGGTGTCCGTCACGGGGCTGATCTTCAGCAACGCCACCCAGGGGCTGGCGCTGATGGCCTCTGCGGCATCGAGCAACATCCGCTTCATGCCCGGCGGCACCGCCGAGATCGCCCGGTTCACGACCAACGGCCTGGGCATCGGCACGAGCCCCAACACGACAGGCATCCATCTCGACGTGATCGGCACGATCCGGGGCACGGGGGGTGCGGGTGCTGGCGGTGCAGGCGTCGGCATCAGGCTGCTCGACAGCACCGGCTTCTCGGGCGGCAGCATCACCGTGCCCGAGGGAAGCAGCACGGGTCTGGTTCTCAGCGGCGATGGCGGGCCGATGGCCTTCTGGGCAGGAGGCAGCCAGAGGGTGACGATCACGGCTACAGGCAATGTCGGCATCGGCCCCGGCAATCCCGGCTACGCCTTGTTCGTAGGCAACGGCAACTTCAATGTCGGCTCGCCATACCCCGGCGCTGGCGCTACGCCGCTCCAGAGGTACATGGTCTTCTCGGCCATCCAGTCTGGCGGCTCTGAGGTCGCGCAGGCTGGACTGTCAGTGATCTACAACCGCCTCAGCGACACCGACTACGGATCGAACCTGCTGTTCCTCACGGCTAACGACAACGCCACGGTTGAACGCATGCGGATCGACAACAGCGGCAACATCGGCATCGGCCTTACCCCCAACGTCAACGGCGTGAGCATCCAGCGCAACGGCTCTGCCATCCTCAAGCTGAAAGGTGTGTCTAGCGGCGCAGCAGCGACTTTGGCATTGGTTGGTGATACGACCAACGGCAACGGCGTACAAATCGCATGGTATGACGATAGCTCGGGGGAGGCCGCGCGGTACGCCCTCGGGATGAACGTGGGCAGCATCGGTGCCACAGACTGGAGCTTGTACAGCTACGTCCGCAGCCGGAATGAACTGACGATGTCAGGTGGCCGGCTGTTGCTGGGGCGTGCTGCGGAGTTGCCTTCCCTCGGCAACGGAGCCATCAATATCAGGAACGACACCGACAGTCTTGGAGATTGGAATAACTTCATCCATATCCAAAATCTAGGCGGTGGCAGTGGTGATACAAATACCTATACTGCTGGCGGCATTGCATTCTCATCATTCCGTGATATTGCCTTTCCAAGTGTTATTGCTAGTATTTGGGTTGAACGAGGTTCACAAGTTGGTGGTCTTGCATCTTCAGGTCAAATTGTCTTTGCCACTGCTCAGACTGGTGGTACAGGACCGACCTCACCGCTGGAGAAGATGAGAATCCCATATGGGAATTTTCCTTGTTCTATTTCTGATACCTCAGGTAATCGGTACGCTATTGCTATTGATACTGGACCTACTGTAGCCAGCATCCCCATCGGTGCCATCGTCTTCGGGCAGGCCACGCTCCCTGGCGGCAGTGCGGCGCTCACCGGCCTCGGCACGTTTGCCGCTAGCGGCAGCAACCCCCTCGCATGGGGTGGGTACACAGGCGGCAGCGCCACCAGCATCACATTCGGCACATGGCGCAACATCGGCGCATCGACGGCCGGGGGCGTCGGCCTCTGGATGCGTGTCGGATAACCTCGGAGCTACACATGGCAGACATCTTTCGCAAGACCAACGCCGACCGCGAGCGCAATGCCGGCATCGGGCCGCCCGTGGCGACCCCGGTGGTGGCACCGCCCGGGCCGGACCCGGCGACCGGGATCAGCTTCACCAAGGCGGCCCCGCTCGACCCGGCGGCCGAGGCGATCAAGCAGGCCAAGCTCGTCGAGCTTCTCCGGGGCCGGTGAGCGTTTAAACACAATCTCCCGTAACGAAAAGGCCCGCCGAAGCGGGCCGGGGGTTGGTAGCCTGGGGGCTAATCTTCGCGTTTGCGGCGGCGGGCAACCACGCCCATGACGCCCAGGCCGGCGAGGACCAGGGTGTACGTCTCGGGCTCGGGCACCGGGGTGACCTGCAGGTTGCCGGTGTACGAGGCCGGCTGCCCCGCCACCAGACCCGAGATGGTCCCCGAGACTTCAAAGGCATAGACCCCCGCGTTCAGCGTCTGGAAGTTGATGTTGGAGACGAAGTTGGGGTTCGATCCCGGGTCGTCGAGCAGCGCCCCCAGCGTCAACGCCGTGCAGAGTCCGCCAGCGGTGCCGGTGTTCGCGGCACAGATGTCGCTCGTCACGCCGAACAGCTTGACATCGAAGTTGCTGATGTTGTTGACCGGCTGGAAGATCGCGTTGATGGCCGTGTTGCCGGCCGGGTTGATGCTGAAGACCCAGAAGTTGTCGAAGTTGCCGTTCTGCCCCGTGGTGGCGTTGCTGAACGTGCCGTTGTCGAAGTGCGTCGGGTTGTACAGCCCCAGGTTGGTCGCCACCTGACCGTTGATGTAGTCGCAGCTATCGCAGATGACGCTGCCTACCGCGCTGGCCGGCAGGGCGATTGCCGCCAGGACCAGCGCCCACAAAGATTTCCGCATGTCGATTCTCCTTAGAACACCCAGGCTTAAAGAGGTGCCTGGGAAGACCCCGCTACTTGTCCTGGCGGCGGCGGCGGCTGATGCCCAGGGCAGCCAGTCCCGCAACCATGAGGCTGACCGTGCCCGGCTCCGGTACCGCGATGACCGGGGTGATGGAGCAGTCAGGGCAGCCTGTCTGGCTGTCCCAGCCGCTGCCACCGTTCACGAGGCCCTGGGCATGGATGGCGTACTGGAACCCGGTCTTGCCGACCGGGCCGTTGACGCTGATGTCGTTGGTCTGGGCCAGGGTGATGCCGAGGAAGTCCCACGACAGCGTGTCGGTGCCGCTGAAGCGGGGCGGGTTGCTGGACAGGTCGAGGTTCCAGTCGAAGAACCCATCGCCATCGGCCTTGAACGTGTCCGGCGCGAAGCTGAACCCGCCGCCGATGGTGTTGGTGGCACCCGTGAGGTTAGCCACCGTCACGCCGCTGTAGGGGCCGATGTTGCCGTAGAGGCCGGTGATGAATTCCGTGCCGGTCATCGTGCCCTGCAGGACGAAGTGGACCCCGCCGGCAATGGCGGTCGTCTCCAACTCCGCGCAGCCGGTGACGAGGTTGGCGCACTTGACGCCACCGCTGAATTCGTTGGCGAAGCCAACGATCCCTGCGTTAGCGCCCAGCGAGGCGGCGGTGAGGGCGAGGGCGAGAAGGGCTTGCTTCATGGACACTCCTAGTTGAGGGAATTGTGGACCTCGCCGCCGCCGATGCCCAGGGCTGCAGCGTTGTCGCTGCCCCCCGTGTTCACGGGGGCGGGCGGCATGGGGGGCTCCTGCGCCCGGCGGTTGATCTCGGCGATCTCGCTGCCCAGGCGCTGCAGGAGCATGAAGCTCCGCTCTGCAGGGAGCTTGCCCAGGCCCTGCAGGACGAGGTTCATCTCGGGCTCGTCGAACGAGATCGGGTAGGACTGGGTCGGTGCGGGCATGCTCTCAGGCTCCAAAGAGATCGGGACGCAGCAGGGTCGGCTTGACCCCGAAAAACTTGGCGATCTGCAAGGCACGGGGTGCCGGCAGCGGGAAGTTGCGGTCAGCCTTGCACAGCCGCTCCCACTTGTAGAGCGATTGTGGGCGGACGCCCATGTCGCGCGCAAGGTCGGACTTGTTCCTATCCTCGCCCAGGCGCTCGCGGATCAGCCAGAGCAGCGGGTGCGTGGTCGTTGTCTTGCCGTCCGGCATCTCGCGCGGCAGCTTGACGATGACGAGGCGTGACCCTTCGGGCCGGCTGGCCGGCGCTTTCAGTTTTCTCATTTCGTTCCCTTGAGACGATTAAGGATTGCGGATTGCAGATCGGACTTGTCGACGAGCGCCTTGGCGATGCTCTCGTCGACCGTGTCCTTTGCGGTCAGGTAATGTATCACCACAGGCTTGGTTTGACCCTGGCGGTACACCCGGGCGTTCAACTGGATGTGTTCCTCAAGGTTCCATGTCAGGCCGAACCAGCAGACAGCGTGCCCGCCGGCCTGGAGGTTGAGCCCGTGGGCGACCGAGGTCGGGTGGGCCAGCAGGACCGGGAGCTTGCCCTCGTTCCACTCGCTGACGATGTCGTCGGCGATGTGGCGGGCGACACCGCCTCCCAGGTAGGGGATCGGGGTGCCCTTGGGCAGCACGTTCTTGAGGGCCTCGCGGATCGCCGGCACCTCGTGCAGGAAGGCGACGGCCACCAGCAGCGGCGTGCCCTGCTGCTCCTCGACGAGGTCGGCCAGGGCGTCGAGCTTGGCATCGTGGACCTTGACCGAGCCATCCTCGCTGTAGGCCCAGCCATTGGTGATCTGGCGCAGCTTCATCGTCGCGGCGGCTGCCGTCACGGCCGTGATCTTCTGGTCGCCGACAGCGGCCACGAGATCGTCGGCCATCGACTTGTAGACCGAGCGTACAGCCTTGGGAAGCTCGACCGGGATGACGTTGTACGAGATCGCCGGCATCGTCAGGTAGTCCTCGGCCTGGAGCCTGAGGGCGACATCCTTGATGGCCTCGGCGACCATGTGGGCACCGCCCGGCCGGACATGCCACTCGTCGATGGTCCGGCCGCCGCCGATGCGGAGCGGCGTCGAGTACATGAACAGCTTGCGGAAGTGGGTGATGTAGCGGCCCAGGCGCTTGCCGTCATCGACGATGTTCATCTGGGCGAACAGGTCCTCGATGCTCTGCGGGGCCGGGGTGCCGGTCAGGATCGTGCGGCGGGGGAACAACGGCAGGATCGTCTTCAGGGCCTTGAAGCGCTTGCTCTGGCCGTTCTTGAACCGGGTCGACTCGTCGACCGCCAGGAGCCCGGGGGTGGTGCCGAAGCGGTCGAGGCTGCCGGCCAGGGCGATGGTCAGCCACTCGGTGTTCTCCGGGTTGATGAGGTAGATGTCGGCCTTGGCCTCGATGGCGGCGAAGCGCTGGGCGGCCGTGCCGTGGATGATCGACACCTTGAGGTGGCTGAACTGCTCCCACTTCTTGATCTCGTTGGGCCACGTCAGGTACATCGGCCGGATCGGCACGATGACCAGGGTGGCCTTGATCATCTGGTGGTGCTGCAGCACGCAGTGGGCGGCCAGGGTGATGGCCGTCTTGCCCATGCCCGGGTCGAGGAGGAGGGCGGACCCAGGCTTCTCGCAGACCAGGGAGATCGCCTTCTGCTGGAACGGGAGCGGGTTGTACTGCATGGCTGCCTTCAGGTGGTGAGCCTGCAGTCTACAGCAGCCTGAAGCTTCAAGTCAAGCGCCACCTTGAACTGGAGCGTGGTGTAGACCACGCTGACCGGGTGGCCCAGGTGCTGGTACTCCTCGTGGACGATCTTCTGCCTGGGCGTGAGGCGGCCGTTTAGCTGTTTAAACTCGACGAGCCAGCATCGCTCGTTGGGCAGGAAGAAGACCCGGTCGGGGTCGCCGACGATGCCGCCCTGGAGCTTGGCCGACCGGACACCCCGCGAGGTGGCGTGGGCCCGGCAGGCGCGCTCCAGGGCTGCTTCGCTCACAGCCGAGGCTTGAGGACTTTGACCCCCAGGTTCTCTGCTTCGCGGCTGTCGAGGTAGAACGCCCAGGACTCGGCCGACCCGCCGCGTCGACGGTAGTTCTGCTCGGGGCCGAGGAGCTTGGTGCAGGCGGCCTTGGCCCGGCGGCGTAGCGCCCGGTCCTCGTAGCGCATGCCCAGCAGCATCAGGACCCCGGTCGCGTTCAGGCTGCACTCCAGGGGGTAGCGGTCGTTGTCGGTGCGAAGCTCGATCTGCATGGCGACCGCATCGGCGATGCCGTCAGCGGCCTGGAACGTCTCGTTGCTTTTCGTCTGGAGCTTCTCCTCCTCTGGCGTCAGCCACCACTGCTCACCGGCCTTCCAGTACGAGTGCATCTGAGCCCACAACTGCTGCATGTCGGTCGCGTGGTCGACCGCGCAGTGGTCGACCCAGATGACGGCATAGCGGCGGCTGCCGGTGTCGTCCTGCAGGAACTGGTCGTCGTTGACGCTGGCGGCGAAGGAGGTGCAGCGTGGCCGCTGGATCGGCTGCTCCGCATAGGGCAGCCGGTACACGTCGACCGCTTGGGACAGGAACGCCTTCAGGCTGCCGTTGGCGGACTTGGTGAACGTGGTGTCCAACTCGCCAAGCTCGACGACCATGCCCTGCAGGACCTCGTGCTTGCTGTCGCGCGAGCCCGAGACACTGCTGTCCAGGGACAGGTGCTTGCCCCCGGCGAAGTAGCCTGGGGCGAGCGTAGCCAGCCAGCGGGACTTGCCGATACCCTGCTTGCCGGCCAGGACGAGGCAGAGCGCCTTCTGCTCCTCGCGCCTGACTTCCCAGCCGCAGGCGGCCTCGACGCCTTGCAATAACCAGCGACGAAAGTAGCGCCGGAACAGGTCGGGGTCTGCGGCTGTCACCGACTTCGTGAGGTGTTCCAGGCGGTCCTGGCCGTCCCAGGGTTTCGACTCGATCCAGTCCTTGGCGGGGTGCCAGTAGAGGCTGTTGGCGAGCCCGGCGATACAGGCGTCGACCTTCTGCTCGTGGACGATGCCGACCCGGTTGAAGACCGAGCGCAGCGACCAGCGGATCATGTCGTCGATCTCGTAGCGGGTCTTGGCACCGAAGCGCCGCATCTCGACCCGCGCGGGGATGATGTAGCTGGTGCTGGCGGTCATCAGGTTGAGCCGGGGCTGGAAGCCCAGGTGCCGCAGGCCAGCCTCGATGTTGTTGATGGTGCAAGGCTGAATCTTCTTGGGCTTGCCCTTCTCTGTCTCGTCGAGGTCGGGCAGGGCGGTCGGCGGGATCGGCCCGATGGCCTCGATGAGCGTGCCGAAGGTGTACTCGTCGGCGGGGTCGCTGTCGTCCCTGGGCGGTAGCTGCCTGGGCGGCTCGGGCGGCTCGGTCCTGATGGCGGCGAACATCCTGCGAAGCTCGGCCGGGTCGGTGCCCTCGCCGGTCGGCGCTCCCTGCTTGGCGGCCCAGGCCATGAACCGCTTGGCGTAGGCTGCCTCGTCCTCGCCGTGCCCGTGCTTGCACTGGACCCTGTGCTTGCCGTTCATGCTGGCGAAGCTCGGCAGGTACTTGGCGTCGACGCGCTCGTCGGTATGCTCCTCGGCGAAGGGGCACAGGATTTCCCACCAGCCACCTGTAGCCTCGCGGACCACCATGCCCTGGTCGTTGAGCCACACCATGAACGGGTCCGGCTTGCCGGCACCCGGCCGCTCGCCTGTGTCGAGCTTTGGCTCCTGGGGCTTGCCGGGCTTGACCTTGAGGGCCTTGGCGAGGCTGTTGAGCGTGTAAACGATGTCCTTGTCGAACGAGTGAAGCTCGGCCTCGTAGTTGTCGCGGCCGGGCTTGGTGTTGACGCTGCCCGGCAGGCGGAACAGCCGGCAGGCGGTGTTGACGCCCTTGTCCTGCAGGCCGGCATCGACCAGGGCCTGCATCAGGGCATCGGCCTTGGGGATGTCTTCATCCCAGGTCTTCAGCATGTAGCCCCACTGGCTGTTGCCGGGGCTCGTCTCCAGCACCCAGGTCGGCGCGGCGGCGATGCTGTCGGGGTCGACCTTGGTCCCGACATCGTCGAGGATGATGGCCCGCACGGCCGTCATGTCCTCGCGGCGTCGTTGCCAGTTGCTGCTGCTGGAGCCAGTCGAGAAGTACCACTGGCCCTCAAGGTACTGCTCACGCCATGCCTGCGACGGCAGGCCGTTGGCGCTGGGCTTGGCGACGAGGAAGTGGGAGCCCTCGGGAATCCCTGAGGCGAGCGTGGCGAGGAATTTGAATTGCTCTGTGCTAGAGTCTCGCTGCATTTGTCGATGCCTCCTGAGTCTTGTGGTGAGTCAAAGGGGGGAAAGCCCCGGAGCGCAAGCCCCGGGGCTTTTTCTTTGGACCGATTACTTCCCGTACCGCTGCGCGCTCGTGACGCTGCAATCTAGTGGGAACCCATCAAGCCATTTTGGCACTCTCCGCATCTCGGTCGAGAGCAACCCTGCCGCCGCGTCAGCGACCTCGGCATCGCATTCCAAGATGATCTCGTCATGGGTGTGACCGATCACCTCAATGCGGCCGGTGGTGGTGAACTGCCGCGCATCGAGGCGGCTGTCCACACGGCGCACGCAATCGCGCAGCAACGCAGCGCACAGGGCCTGGGTGGTGTTCTCGGCGAACAGGCCGTGCCAGATGCGCTCGGTCCTGAAGCCCGCCGGCAGCGTCTTGGTGAAGACGACCTCCGTCTCCCACAGGTTCAGTGGCTCCTCGGGCCAGCCTGCGTCTCCATCGCCGATGGAGAGCTTGATCGGGCGGCGTATGGTTGGGTGGTCGACCGCGATGTGGCCCTTGATGCCGTGATAATAGAGAGTCGTGCCGCCGGGGAGGTCACAGGCCACCGAAACGGTGCCGGGCAGCATCGGCAGAATCTGCCGGTAGCTCACCTTGCCGTGGCACGAGTCCTCGCCCATGCAGGCCTGCAGGAAGGCCCGGTAAAGCCCGTAGCTGTACTCGGCCGCCCACTTGTTCGACGCCCTCCAGGCGTAGACGATGCTCTCGTCCATCCCCGGCGGCAGCGTGATGCCGTAGTTGCGGGCCATCGCCCTGAGGGCTCCCCGGGCCCCACCGAACTGCAGCGACAACTCGGCGACCTTGCCGATCTGGCGCTGGGTGTCGCTGGCCTCAGCGGCGTCGACCGAGAAGATCGACTGGGCGTTGTCCCGGTACACGTCGACCCCCCGGCGGTACAGGTCGAGCTTCCACTGGCAGCCGGCCAGCCAGGGCATGCCGCGCGCCTCGACGGCCGCCCAGTCACCCCAGACCAGCACCTTGCCCTTGGGGGCCCTGATGGTGGGCCGCAGGAGGCTCGCCAGGACGTGCATGACCTTGCCCTGGACGTTGTGCCCCAGGACGGCCGCAATCGCCGCCTGGAGGTCAGGGGGGCCCTTCCTGAGGAGGTTGTGGACCTGCACGCCCCGGCTGCTGTAGCGCTTGGTCTGGGCAGCGCCCCAGCACAGGTACGAGCCCTCGGCCCGGCCGGTGTCGACCGCCCGGGCACCTATCGTGGCGTACTTGGACACGCTCGACCGGCCGGCATCGTCAACCACCTCGATCAACTCGATCACCTCCGGGTCGGCCTCCTTGGCGGCCTCCGAGCCCAAGAAGTCGGCGCGGGCGTTCCTGTCGGTCGACTCCTTGCCGTCCTTGGCGAAGTACCGTTTAAACGTCTCGTCGCCCAGGCGGTGCTTGAGCCAGGACTTGATGCGGGCATGCTGGTTGGACGTGGTGATCACGCCGCCGGTCATCCAGCCGAGGTAGGCCGAAAGCTCCTGCTTCTCCTCGTCCCCGTAGCCCTGGGCTGCGGCAGCAAGCTCGGTGTCGATGGGCAGGCCCCGGTCGTTGAGGACCTCGGTCAGCAGGTACTCGGCCTGCTCGACCACCGACAGCGGCCAAAGGCGCTTGCTGATGCTGCGCTCGGACTTCACGTCGCCGATGCAGTAGGCGATGAGGTCGGCGTACTCGTCGGGGTCATTGGCCCAGCCGCCCTCCGGCAGCGGCCGGCACCACTTCATCATCAGGGCCGTGCCCCGGCGCTTGACGGCGAGGTCGACCTCGTCGCCCAGGAACGCCAGGGCCGTCTCAAGCTTGCCCGGCAGGCCGCGCGCTCGGGCCAGGGCGGCCGTGCAGCGGAACCGCTTGAGGTCGAGCGGGAAGCCCAGGACGTGGGCCAGGATCAGCCGCTCAAACTGGGCGTTCCAGGCATGCACCTCGACCCGCCGGTTCGTCAGCGCAAGCTGGAGGTCCCGGGGCATCGGGTAGTTGGCCCCCGCCGCCCAGTAGCGGATCGGCTCGTCGCCAATGGCGTAGGCCGCGCACAGGACCTGGGTCGAAGGATGGCGGGCGTAGACGTAGGCCCCGGCTTTCTGCAGGTCGACCTCGGAGCGGGTTTCAAAGTCCAGATGTAGCTTCAATCTTAATCTCCCGTAACGAAAAGGGCCAGGGAGCTACCCCTGGCCCTCGGTGCCTACGCTGCCTTGCGCGTCTTCTTGGCGACCGGAATCTTCTTCGCCACGCCCATCCGCTTCGGGGTCACCGGGGCCACCGGCTCGGGCTTGCTGGCAGCCTGCGGCAACTGGGCATGCCACTTGACCACGGTGAAGACCGGGGTGTAGATGCGGCCGAAGGTCTTGTTCTTGTGCTTGTAGCTGTCGCTGCTCAAGCTCACCTCGGCGATCATCTTCGTCGGGTCCTTGGCGAACTGCGCCATGTAGTCCTCGGCCAGGGCGGCGAAGGCGTTGATGCCGCCCACGCTGGTGGTCGAGTAGACGAGGCGCTCGCCGGCCAGCAGGATGCTCATGCCGCGCATCTCGCCCCAGGGGCGGGCGTTCTCGGGCACCTTGGCCGGGCGATCCGGCAGCGGCTGGTCCATCGGGGCGATGATGTCGCCCAGAAGCTCGGACTGGACCCCGGCGATGTCGGTGTCGGCCCAGCACTGCCAGCCATGGACGAACCCGTTGGGGTCGATGAAGACGTGGTCGTCCTCGCCGACCTCGATCTCGTCGGTGCCGTAGTTCCAGGCTCCGGTCTTGTCCATCTTCAGGAACCCGACACGGGTCGACGCGGCCCGCTTCAGGTTGGCGGCGACGGCCGAAAACTTGCTCGGGTCGAACGTAATGACTTCTCCAGACATGGTCTATCTCCTGTGCTTCAGCAATGAAAAATTCGCCATCAGCTTCGCCATCGGCTGTGCTTCAGACTCCAAGGCCACGATAGGAGCCTGGGGTTTTGGTCCCTTGCTCTTAACGAGGTTCGACCCGGAGGATACAGCAACGATGAGGCTCGTCAACTCCTCCGGCAACTTCGGGTGGGCCTTCTCGGCCATCGCAGGCGACATCAGCTTGTCCTGCCAGATTTTGATCTTGCGCTTGCGGGCGATCTCCAGCACCTTGTCCTCGTCGGACCACGAGCGGGTTGCCCGCTTGGGCTTCAACTCGTAGCCGGGGATCGGGTGACCGCTGCAGGCGAGGTCATGTGCCACCTCGCGCAGGCTGTCGAGCCACTGCTGCATCAGGTCGGCCTTGTCGAGCCAGTAGGCGAGGCGGTCGGGGCGAAGCTCGCGCACCACCACCGGCAGGCTTTCGGTGACGTGGCCCATGAGCTTGGGGCAGACCGGCTTGGCCTTGCAGAACCGGCAGTGGTCGCCGGGCTCCAGTTGGAACGAGCCCTCGATGGCGGCCTGCATGGCGGCCTGGGCACGCACACCCCACTCCATGACGTGCTTGGCCGTGGTCACCCAGGTCTTCACCGGCCGGTCCTCGTCGGTCGGCTGGACGATGGTCAGCCTGACCTCCCTGGGTGCCCAACCCTTGCGGGCGTTCAGCACCATGAAGGCGTAGCAGAGCAACTGGTCGTTCTCCTCGGGCTCGACCATGATGCCGGCCCCGGTCTTCAGGTCGACGATCTCCAGCCAGTCGGGGCCGATGCCGACGAAGTCGGGCGTGCCGAACAGCAACTGGGAAAACTCCTGGCGCTGCTCGATCTCGTAGCGGTTGCAGCGGGGCTTCAGCGCCATGCAGTAGTCGAGGTACGGCCGCAGGAAGGCGAAGTCCTCGCCGGACATCACCGGGTGGGCGTTGTCGGGCGTGCCCTTGAGGTAGTCGCGGGCCACGTCATGCAGGCGGCTGCCCTCGTCGGCGTACTCGCTCGACGGTGCGTCGGGCAGTTGGAGCCCCAGGCCGAAGGAGCCCTGGCAGTTGAGCCAGCGGGTGGCCGAGGAGGGAGCGAAGGGAGCGTGTGCGGACATGGGTTGATTCTCAGTTGCAGCTATTGCTCAGGCACATGAACAGGGAGATGGCGAGCCAGAGGCAGGCGGCGAGGATGACGAGGAGGGTGGTGCGCTTCATTGGAGCCCGAGGATACACCCCGGGCTCCCTGGTTGTCAATCGTCGCCGTCTTCGTCGTCGCTGCCGTCGCCAGCCATCTCGGTCTGGCAGCAGGGGCAGGCGGTCACGTTGATGGCGTGCTTGGCGGCCATGCGCCAGACCGCGCCGCAGGCACCGCACTCCAGCTTGAGCATCCGCGTCGTCTGCTTCTTGCGGCTCGACAGGTCGAGCGTGCTGTGGGGGAAGACACCGACCTTGGCGATGACAGCGTTGGCGATGGCGCTCGCCAGGGCCGTGGGAAGCTCCATCTGGGTGGGCTTGCCCTCCAGGCCCAGGGTCTTGGCGATCTTGACGTAGCCGGCCTTGTGGCCGTTCTTGCAGTCGTCGATGGCGTGGGCAAGCTCGTGGGTCAGGATGCTGACGACGCGGTCGCTGGCCTCGATCTTGGGCGAGATGAAAATCTCGTTGATGCCGGCCTTGCTCATGCGTCGAGCCCAGCACTCGCCGATGCGCTTCCTGGCCGATCCGCCGCCCGGCCAGGAGCAGGACACCTTGACCGGGGGCAGCGTGACGCTGGGGTTGGCGACGGCGATGGCGTGGACGGCAGCTTCCAGCCACTGCTCGCGGGTGATCTTGACTTGGGTCATCTGGGTCTTTCGGTTTAAACGCTGGATGGCGCAACGCGAGTGTAAACCCAGTCTTCAAGCTTGTGCAAGCGTTTTCTTTACCATTCGTCGGACAGCAGCCTCAAGGTTCAAGCAGGCCCGCCAGTCGGACGAGGTGGCGGCGGCGATGTAGGTGTCGCCGTTCGACAGGTGCAGCTTCCAGTGCTGGGCATTGGTCGGCTCGACCCGGAGGACCAGCCCCTCCTTGCGTAACCGCTGCACCGACTGTTTAAGGTCCTTCTTCATTGCAATCTCCCGTAACGAAATGGGCCTGGGCCGAAGCCCGGGGCTTGGCCTTGCCGGCCTTGAGTCGGGCCAGGAAGGCGCTGAATTCGGCGAGCCTTAGCCGGGCTCGCTCGCGCCGGGCGATGAAGGGCTCGCCATCGTGGTCGAGGTCGAAGTCGTACTCGTCGAACCAGTCCTCGGCGGCCATCACTTGCCTCCCTTCTTGCGGGCGTCCTTCTTGGCCTTCTTCGCGGCCCAGACGCGGGCCTTGACGGCCTGCTCGTAGATGCCCTGGATGTCGACCTCCTCGCGCTGCCTCAGGCCCTTGCACCTGAGGATCAGCAGCGGGCCGTCGAGCGTGGCGATGATCTGGCGGTAGCCCTTGTCGCGGGTGTAGGCCATCGTGATCCGCGTCACCGGCTTGCTGGTGTCGGTGAGGCTGCTCACTCTTGGTATACCCCGCCAGCGTCCGATTCATCAACCACCTCGGGCGAATAAATGTCGAGCATCGGCGCGACGTGGCTGAACGAGTAGATGTAGCCGCACTCCTTCATCGGGCTCAGGGCCTGGAAGCGCCGGACGTACTCGCTGGTCAGCATCCCGGGGTACCACTGCGGGAAGGCTCGGGCGGCGTTGCTGCCGCCGAAGCTCGGGTCGAGCAGGTTGGCCTGCCGGCGCTTGCACTGCTCCTTGTAGTTCTTCAGGGCCTTCGACTGGGCGGCCATCACATCTGCTCCACGGTCACGAGGGTGTAGCCATTGCGGTCGGCCCAGGCCTCGGCCTCCTTGCGGGCCGTGGTCGGGAGCTTGTGTTCCCGGGTCCGCCATGTGAAGGCGTGGGCTCCACGCTCGTGGTAGTCCTGCTCCGAGATGACCTCGGCGACCCAGGCTTCGACGGCCTGCTTGTAGGCATTGATGTAGGCTCTCACAGGGGGCTCCTGACAGTGGTGGTGGAACGGATGCGGGCGGCCTCGCGCAGGACGGCCTGATGGAGGATGGCCCTGGCGCGCGTGCCCTCCAGGGAGGCGCTGACGGCGGCCTTGTGGAGCGAGCGCATCGGGCCGGTCTGGATGTCGACCTCCCCGGGGGCATCTCGCTTGGCCTGGGTGACGGCCGCGATGTAGTCGGCCTGGGCCATCGCAGTCCTCACATCGGCCTGGGCAACCGCCATGGCTGCCTGGGCCAGTGTGGGGAGCTTCTTCTGTGGGAGGTACACGGGGTAGTTCCAGGGTGCTGCGTTGGTCATGGTGGTCAGCCGAAGTACTTGCCGGCGCAGATCGGACCGATGCCGCGCTCGATGCTCTCCGGGTCGGTGAGGTCACGGCCGCAGATCGAGCAGTTGCCCGAGGCCTTGCCGTACAGGACCGCAGCGGCCTCGGGATCGCGCTCGATCTCCAGCAGGCGGCGGGTCAGGTCGCCCAGGTCGACCATCGGGCGCTGCCAGAGGGTCAGGGTGCCGCGCTCGATCTTGCCGACGACCTTCTCGACGCCCTCGACCTTGATCCAGCACAGGCTGTCGCCGTTCTTGCGGGCGATGGTCAGGCCGGCGAAGCGCAGCTTGGCGAGGCGCTGCATCAGGTCGAACAGCCTGGGCAGGGCGATGGTCTGGACGACCGGCGCGGGGGCCGCCACGGGCGCTGCAGGGGCCGCCACGGGCACCAGGGGCTGGCTCCAGGCGACCAGCTTGTCGGCATAGGCCGCCTGGGCGGGCGAGGCGAACGAGCCGAAGCGCTGGAGCTTGGCGGCGATGTCGAGGCAGGCCTGCTGCGAGCGGATCGTGAAGTCGTCCTGGCGCTGGCGCAACGCGAAGCGGGCGGCAGCCTGCTCTAGAGCAGCGACGGCGTGCGCCGAGGCGGTGGCCTGGATCGGGGCGGGGGCCTGTGCGCCGAGGGCACCGGCCGAGTAGTCTTGGGGGTTGAAGCTCATGGTGGTCCTTGTCGATGCCGGGATTGGCCTCGCCATTATAAGCCCAGGGCTACAACCCCTGTCGCTACCGTTCGTCGGTCTTGTGCTCATCCCTCCAGCCATGGCAGGCCGGCTTGGGATGGACAAGCGAGGCGGGGTGCAGCTTGACGATGCAGTGCGGGCAGCGCTTGCCGTACTCAAGCTCCTGGCCGATGCTCCAGGCGGTCAGGCGAGCGCCCGTGTAAACGTGCCGGCCACGCCAGAGGGTGGTGTAGCGCTCGCCGTCTGGCTCGCGGATGACGTGCATTTTCCTAATTCTCCGTAACGAAATGGTGCTGGAAGGCCCAGGCTACAGCGCCATCGACGCGATCAGGCCGACCGTCAGGAGGGCGATGATCCCGAGCCACGCGATGAGGACGCTGGTGCGCCTGTAGCGGGCCGGGCGCTCCAGGGCGCAGGCGTAGGTGGCGTCGGGCACAAGCTCGCCGCAGCGGCGGGCGAAGCGCCAGTTGGACAGGTTGTCGAGGTCGATGGCGTTCATCGGATGCTCCGGTTGGTGTTGTAGGCGTCGGCCTGGGCCTGGGCGATGTTCTGCTCGGTGCAGTTGTTCCTGGCCTGCTCCCAGGCGGCGTTGTCGAGCAGCTTCCTCTGGCGCTCCCAGGCGGCGGCGTAGATGTCGTCCTGGGCGGCCCTGGTGCGGCGCTGGTAGTCGCGGTGGGCCATGTACGACTCAAAGAGGACGCGCAGGACCGCGATGACCAGAACGGCCATGACGACGAAGGCGAGGATCAGGGGGATGTCGGGGTGCTTCATGTAGCTCCAGGGTCAGCCGATGTTCTCGGCGATGTGGGTGGCGATGTCGTCGATGTAGTCGGCGTAGAAGTCTTCCTTGTCGTCGGCCTCCCGGTAGTCTTCGGGGTACTCCTCGCGGGCGTTCTGCTTGGCCTCGGTGAGGAAGGGCCGGAACAGCTTCCTGAGGGCGACCTCGCGGGCCTTCTCCTCGGGGTGCGACATCTCGACCATGCAGAAGGTCAGCAGCCGGCCGCCGATGTCCTCGCCGACCTGTTCCCACATGCGATGCTCCCAGTCGCTGCGGAGCAGCCCGTGGGCCGCCTGGATGGCACGCACGGCAGGCGCTGCCTCCTCCTTGCGGACCTGCCGCTCGCGCTCCTCGACCACGGCCTTGCTGGCCTGGGTCGCACGCTTGTCGTTCTCAGCCTGCCGCTCGGCAGCGAAGGCGACCATGTTGGGCACGCCGCTGTAGCCGGCGCTGCCGCGCACCCAGACGCTGGGGTCCTTGGTCGGGTGCATGCCCCACAGGGACAGGGTGCCATCGGCCATCTCGGTGACCTCGTAGACCTCGGTGCGTTCCATGCTGCCGCCGTTGGCCTCGATGGGCGATTTCAGCTTGAGGGTGACTCGCTTGCTCATGGTGGTGATGCTCTGGTTGGGGTGGCGATTCTGGGGGCTGCAGCCTGGGGCTGTCAATCCCCCTCGGCGTAGGCCGTCATGCGGCGCTTGCTCTCCTCGGGGCTCGGGTTCGCCCACGGGTCGGGCGTGGTGTCGACCGACAGGTAGCAGAGGAGCAGCATGGCCGCGAGGAAGCCCAGGAGTACGAGGAGGGTGAACATGCAATTCTCCGTAACGAAATGGGGTCAGCCGACGACCGAGGGATCGGCCTTGGTGGTCAACTGGTTGGTGTACATGCCCTCGTCCTGCAGCCGCTCGGCGAGCGGTGCCAGCTTGCTCTTGCGGGGCTTGGCGGCCTTGACCTGAACGGGCACGACCGAGATCGAGCAGCACAGGTGGTCGAGGCGCTTGGCACCGGCCGCCGCGTGGGCAAGCTCGGCGCTGCCGTGGTACGAGATGACGCTGGGCTTGTGCTTCATGGCGCACGTCTCGTCGAGGTAGGCGGCGGTCAGGTGGTGGTACTTGGCCTTCGCCATCCGCTCGCGGTAGTCGGCCTCGCGGAACGTATGGGCGACGAGCGCCCAGGTGTAGGGGCGGTCGGACTTGCGGGTGCCGACCTCCTGGCCGTTCCAGATCACTTGCAGGGTCTTCATGCTGTAGCTCCAGGGTTGATGGTGGGGAAGGTGCGGAGGGTGATCCAGCGGCACTGGCCGAAGGCCATCGGCAGGCGCAGGAACAGGGTCGGGCGGACCCGGCCGGCGGCCTGGGGCACGCCGGACAGGACGAACTGGGACATCGGCTGGTCGTAGCGCATGGCAGGCTCAGGCTTCGTCCTGGGCCTCGCGGGCCTCCAGGGCGATGTCGTCGTCCTGGCCGTACTCGACGTAGGCATCGCTGCCGTAGACCGGGCGGCCGGCAGGCCAGAGGTCGAAGCCCACCGGGAGCTTGCCCAGGCTCATGCGGCGGTTCAGGCGGTCGGCCAGGGACATGGCCGCCAGCATCGGATCGAGCGAGCCCGAGGTCACGGCAAGCTCGCGGGTGTCGCCGTGGGCGTTGGAGGCGCGGACGAAGTTGAGGACGCCGTGGATCGCGCCGGTCGGGTTGGTGATGTCGGCGGCCTCGGGGTTGTGGCCGACGACGACGATCATCGAGGTGTTGTCGAAGGTCCAGGCGGGGATGGTCATGGTGTAGCTCCAGGGTGGTGAGGTTACTTGCTGGCGGTGTGGCTGAACCGCATGCCGAAGGCGCGGCGGCCGATGAACTGGTCGTAGCAGCGGGGGGCCATCCTGACCTCCAGGCCGCCGCGCTTGCCGACCTTGACGAACCAGTACTGGGCGGCGACGTAGCGCAGCATGTTGCCCTCGGGCAGGCCGGTCATGTCGGTCCTGGCGGTCACCCAGGTGATGCCGTAGTCGCTCTGCTCGACCTCGACGCTGACGGTGTCCTTGTACTCGGGGTTCTTGCTGACCTGGGTCTGCATGAAGGCCTTGAAGGCCTCTAGGGCGCGTTGCTGGGCGGTGTTCATGGGGGTGGTCCTTGAGGTTTAAACGAGGGGGAATTCGGCGTCGAGGGCGCTCATGTCGACCACCGGGGCCGGGCGCTTGCCGTTGGCGAAGCGCTTGTCGTCCTTGTCCCAGCCGCCGATGCCGAGGGTGTTCCAGTTGCGGTTGGCGAGCGCGAAGCGCAGCAGGTTGTTGACGACATGCGTCTCGGTGCAGTCGAACTGCTCGGCGAGGCGGGCGATGGTCGGGCCGACCTTGCCGTCGAGCGACAGGGTCTTGACGGTGTTGGCGGCACGCCATGCGCGCTGGCGCTCGGCGGCGTTGGCGTACTTGGCCGGGCGGCCCTTCTTGGCCTGGGGCAGGGGGCCGACGAACGCTGCCTGGGTCTGGGTCTGGGTGGTCATCTGGAAGCTCCGCTTGTGGTGTCTGTCAAGCTTGGATTCTAGAGACTTTTGAAGCCCCAGGCTACCGTTTGTCTGGGTCGGCGTGAAATAGTGCCGGAACAGCCAAGGACAGTCCTGCAGGACAGCCTGGGACAGCCCTGGCCGGAGGCCGCTACGCCCGGTAGAACAGCTTAGGACAGCCTGTCGTCTCCCATACAAGGGAGAAGAAGGGATTGTGGGGCGGCTGCGCGCGTGCGCGCGAAACGCGACCCGCGTATAGGCGGACAGGCTGTTCGGGCTGTTCAGGCTGTTCGGGGGCTGTTCGGCCGATTTCGCGGCGCGGGCGATTGGCTGTACATTCGCGGCCATGTCAAACCCCTCGACGCCCGGTGAGCCCGAAAAACAAACCAGCACCAAAGGGCGCTTCCAGCCCGGTGGTGCAGGCGGCCCTGGGCGCAAGGCTGGCGTGCCCAACAAGTCGACGGTCGCGTTCAGGGACACCGTTCAGGCGCTGCTCGACGACAACCGCGAGAACGTCGCCCTGTGGCTCAAGCAGACGGCCGAGGGCTCGCGCAACCGCAAGGTCGGCGGCAAGACGGTGCCTGGGCGGCCTCCCGACCCGGCTGGTGCAGCCCGGCTGCTGGCCCAGCTTGCCGAATTCGCAGCGCCCAAGCTCAACCGCTCCGAGGTCGTCGGCGAGGGCGGCGGCCCGCTGACCGTGGTCATCAGGAAAGAGGCGTAGCGCTCATGGAGCCCAGGGTTGAGGTCAACGGCCACGATGTCGAGCCATCGCATTACGTCTCTGGTAATTGGCCGCCAGAGGGCCATCCGCTCTACAGCGACGACGCCCGCGTTGCCTCGGTCACCGACTGGCTGCTGGAGCGTGGGCAGACGATCTTCCAGTTGTTCATGCTCGCCCAGGGCGACGAGCATCGGCACAGCCTGAGGGTGCTGCAGCGTGTAAACGTCCCGCTGGGCGCTCGTGTGCTGTCCCTGGGCTGCGGCGTCGGCGGCATGGAGGCGTACTGGCAGGCCCAGCGGCGTGACCTGTGCTTCACCCTGGTCAACGCATCGAAGGCGCAGCTAGTGCGCTGCCTGTGCCAGGGCCTG